AACTATAATCTAATTCTAAACCCATTAGATATAATTCATAATCTCTACTTACTACTAATACATCATCAATTACAGCATCTGTTCGTTGTTCTTCATTAGAATAAGACCATTGATATTCAAAACCAGCACAACCTCCACCCTTAACATCTAAACGAACAAACTTCTTGTCTGCTTTGTTTCTTAATTCGTTAAGTCTTTTGTATGCGTTGTCTGATAGTTTTATCACTTAGGTTCATCCCCACGAACTATAACTTTACCTCTTGGAATTGATTTTTCTCTTACGATAGAACCATCTGTTTTTTTAGCTTTAGGATGTGAGTCTCTATTACATGTCATAACAATTTCATGTTTGTTATTAAGTGTACTAAAGATATGTCTTGCAGCTGTAATTAAATATTTACCTGTTTCTAATTCATCAAGAAAACCATTATCTTTAGCAGTTAAATCTGGTTTATTTATATTAACCATATCACCACACGCAAGAGCTGTGTGTCCATTTACTTTTATATTACGACTAAGTGTTGATGCTAATTCAACCATTTTACCTTTTATAAATTGAACTGAATCTTTTTCTGTTGATGGTGTGAAAGTGTAATCCTCAGTCTCTTTATTATAATGTAATACATCACCACCTGTATCTTTATTTACTTGGATTGGAACTAAATGAATATTTGTATCTGGGTAATCTGAAATTCTAGAACCATCTTCTTCAATCGGTGCATCACTATATATTGGATTATCTCTACCTGAGTCAAAACCTTCTATTCTATCTTGTTTTTTATAATCATCAAAATAGTTGTGTTCTTTAGTAGTTATTTCTTTGTTAAAAATATCTACTGTTCTCATTTTGTTTGCTAAAAGACCACTAATAATATTTTTTAACATATCTGAGTTATTATTTGAATCATCTGCTATAATAGTACGAAATTCTTTTTCAATATCTTTTGTTTTTGAACCATTATCTTTCAATTCACCAGGGTCACCTACATTGAAGTCTGCTTTAGTATCTTGATTATATAAACTTTGTAATGTTCTAAAATGATAACCATTAGTATTTTCAAAGAAAAGATAAAAAGGACTTAGTGTATCAGCAGATACAGCTTCTTCCATAAGACTTTGTATAAATTGATATGGATGTACATTTGGAACAACATATTTTCTTATACCACTAGATTGTTCAACATATAATTTTTTACCAGTGTTAATACTATAATCACTTTTCATAAGTGTTTCAAATATTTCACTTGGACTACCAGTTAAACTTTTAGATACTCTCTTTCTTAAATTAGTTAATGCTTCAGGTGAGATAAAAGATAATTCAAATACTTCAGAGTTTGTTGATGAGTCATTTCTTGCACCAATCTTATATACTGAAAATACATTGTCTGTAAAGTCAAAACATTTTTCATGGTCATTACTTTCAAATCCTGGTGTTGTTATTTTTAATCTAAGATAATCTTGTCCTAAAATTTGTGTTCTAGTTATTAAACTATTTGTATCATAACAAAGAATAGAACCTTTTAATGCATTAGAATAAATATCTTCAAATATATTGATTTCTAAAATGGATGAACTAAGATTAATTGTTAATCCTGCTGATGTGATTAATTCACACTTCTCAATTACAAATTGACCTGCATACTGTACCGTACTCATTTTAAATTACCGTTTCTGCTATTTTCTCTTTAAATTCTGCAACAAACTGATCTACATATCTAGGGTCTAGTAGTTTAATCTTTCTTTTTTGATCTTGTAATGCTTCTTCATATTCATAGTTAGTCACAGCAGTTGCACTTGGATATAAAGCGTTTGATGTACCAACATCTATTTTAATTGTAGTATGACCAGACTCCTGTGTGATTTCGTAGTGATGAACTGCACTAATATTTTCAATACCATATTTGTCTTTCATATATAAATCAAATTGTTGTTGTGTCATTGGCCAATCATGGTATCTGTCTTTTACTTTATTAAATAATAAAACAACCCAATGTAAATTTATGTCACCATATAATTTGTGTGCGATCATTTCTGGTGTCTCACCTTCTTTAACATCATAAGTATCAAAGACCGATGTATTTTCTTCTATCTTTGTTCTTACTACAACTCTTCTTAAAATATTAGTGACATCTTTTAGATTACCGTCACCTTGAGAGTCATATGGTATAACAGGAAAGTTTGAAAAATATGACATTAGTATCCCTCGAATATTCTTTCTTTAGTAATTAATTCCATTTCTGAGAACTCTAGTGTACACTGAGTTTCAACAGGTGGAGCACCTTCTTCATTAGGTGTAAATGTTCTAAATCTATCGCCACCATATGTGACTGTAATATTTTCTAATACACATGTTGATATTTTTTGTAAATATTGGTTTTCATTACCGTCATACATGTATTGTATATCAAATGTATTTGGAACTCTCATTTTTCTACCTTGTCTGTTTCCACCAACAAACTCTGGTGCTGCATTTGCTCTAAATGCAAATATAATATTTCTTACTTCATCTGCTTCTCTTTTATTCTTAGGTAAAAACTTAAATTGAAATTGGAACTTTCTTTTGTTTAAACCTTTGAATGCTAATTCCATTCTATCAGCAACAATAGCACCCTGTGCTGCTTCATATGCTTCTCTCGTTCCTTGTAAACCTGGTATTGCACCAACAGCTCCAGCTGCAGTTTTCATCATACCTTCACTTAATCCCTCACCCAATCTTTTCATTGTTGAACCAATAACTTCGGAAGTTTGTGCCCCACTCATAATTGAACCATAAGCATCTGCTGCCGCGGCTGCACCTGAACCAATTTCAGTGTCAACATAATTAAACTGATTAATATAAGTTGCTTGTGGTGGCATGTATAAAGCAATTGCAGTATCTAATCTAACAGTTGGTGCTCTTTTTAGAAATGCAGTTGAACCACCTGCCTTTTTTGGTTTAGGTGTTTTTCTTCTTGAAAAAGCTGCATCTTTATATACTGAACTAACACTTGCCACATCTAAGTGTTGTATATTTTCATACCCACTTGTATTTGCTTCTTTTACAGGGGTGTCGCCTTGCATTCTGGTAATATATTGTGGAATATTTGCTTGTGATGCATTTTCAATAACTGAAGTCTCACCATCTTTTCTCTCACCAAATCTTAATTCTGCGTCTTGTTGTTCATTGATATAGAACATAACATAGTGTCCTTGATTACCTACACCAGGTCCACCTGTCACATCTAAAGGGAAAGAAAATATATTGGTTGGTTTGTTGAACTCAGCACTAGACTTAGACAATGGTCCACCTTGTCTATTCTTGTCTTGCAAACCAAGTGTTTTACGCAAGATACCAGATACTTTTTTGATACCATATGATGCGGCTACAGTTGTTGCTTGTGTTTTTAAACCTTTTATTATGCTCATCTATAAATATTCCTTGACTATTATACTATTTATATGTTATAAAGGAGTTAATAATGACTTATAGTGGTAGATACATACCGAGTAATAGAGACAAATACAAAGGCAACCCATTAAAGATTATATATCGTTCTTTGTGGGAAAGGCGTCTTATGGATTATTGCGATAGAACACCAAAAGTAATTGAGTGGGGAAGTGAGGAAATTGCAATTCCTTATGTGTCACCTGTGGACGGAAAGATACATAGATATTACCCAGATTTTTATATGAAAGTAAAACAGAAAAATGGTTCTGCAAAAAAATTTATCATTGAAGTAAAACCAAAATCACACCTTAAACCACCTAACAAAAATCCCAAAAGAAGAACAAGACGATGGTTGACAGAGGTTCACACATATGCAGTAAATAGAGCAAAATTTAACTCTGCAACAGAATATTGTAAAGATAAAGGATTTGAATTTAAGATATTGACTGAAGATCATTTAGCACCCAATTATAAATAGTATTAGGACAATAATATGGCAGTTTCAAAATATATACAAGCAGTACAAAAAGCGGCTGGGGGAAGACCTAGAAGCACAGAATGGTATAGAGATAAAATCAAAGATTTTGGAAAACCAACTTCTTCACAACTTCTTAGAGACGGAAAAAGAAGAAGAAATGTATTGTTTGGCAAACTTCAAATGTTTAGATATGACCCAAAGTTAAAAGCAAAACTACCATATTATGACACATTTCCTCTTATACTACCCATTGAACAATATAGTGATGGGTTCTTAGGAATTAACTTACACTATTTACCTATTCCATTAAGAATTAGACTATTAGATAGATTAATCGACTTTACAAACACAAAAGATTTAAATAAAAGAACTAAAATACAGACAAGTTATAACCGACTAAAACGAGTAAGATTAATTAAACCTACACTGAAGAGGTATCTAAATAGTAGAGTAAAAAGTGATTTTAGAATAATAGATGCTGACGAATGGACTATTGCAACACTATTACCAGTGGCAAAATTCAAGAAAGCATCAACGAATGAAGTCTGGCGAGACTCAAGAAAGATGATATAAAGTTATGAGTAAAGATAGAATAGATATATCAGAATCAACGGCAGTATCTATGCCTATGAAGAACCTTTTGGCCATAATCGCAGCAGTCTGCGTTGGGGTCTGGGCTTACTTTGGTGTGTTAGAGCGTATTACCATGTTAGAAACAAAAGCTCAACTATCAGAGAAAGATTTAAATCAGGTGACTGAAACATTGAGCGCTGATATAGAAAAAAATAATGAGTTTAGAATTAAATGGCCTAGAGGTGAGTTAGGTTCGCCACCTGCTGACTCAGAGCAATTCATGCTTATCGAGCACATTGCTGGTCAATTGGAATCCATGCAAAAACAAATGGAAAACATGATGAATAATGGCGTCAACATCAAAAGATTACAAGAAGATGTAAAAATTTTGAGAGAAGATGTTGAAAAATTAAAAGATAGTAATAGATCAATAATCTATTCAAACGGAAATAAGGTACAATAACAATGAAAAAAATAACAACAATTATATTTTTATTATTGTTTACCTCAAGTGTATTCGCATCAAAACTTTATACTGGTGGTGAAAAGTATGAAAAAGAAGGTGTTGTTGCATTGTTATTACACTTAAATGGTAAACTGATTGAGTGGGTATATAAAGAAAACATAGGTCAATGTTTAAAATCAAAAAGGGTAGCATCTAGAGAAGTTGGTGGTGAGAGAGTTATATTCTCATGCAAACTTGTCAAAGGACTATTACAAGAAGATAAACAAAGTAAATACGGAATAAGACTATTAAAGGTACTAGACTAATGAAAAAAATATTAATAACTTTTATATTGTCAATATTAGGAACAATAGCATATGCAGATTGCACAGGTTGTGGTGACGATGGTCATCAAGTTTGTCCTATTGAAAAGAAACATACACATGTCACTATGATGAAAGAAGAACATGCTGCCTCATCATCTACACCAGAAGATGGTGTGGTATTTGCAGTATGTATATTTGAAGTGACTGAAGACGGTACAAGAAAATTAGTCGATCATGTTGCAAGTGAAAATTTAATGAACTGCTTAAAAAATAAAAGAGAAGCAGAAAGAAAATACAAAGAGTCTAAAGAAAAAGACGGTGTATATAATATGACTTGCGATAAGGTTGATGCAAAAGTAAGAATAAAAGAAGACGGAAGTTGGGAAATACTTGAAATACTTGGAAGACACGAACAAGCATACGAAAGAAAAAAGGTATACGAATAATGGCAAGAAGTAGTTTATTAGATGGCTTTGCATACGGAGTATTAAATGAAATCTTGGCAACTTTTAGAAGTCAAGATGGTTATGCTAAACCTTCGAAATACGAAGTAATTATTACACCACCTACAGGTTATAGAGGAACAGGTGGAACAGATAAGTCAACAAATATTTTTGGCGAAATATTGCGTGGAAAAGGAACAGATTTAGTAAGACATGTTTCTATGGAAACTTCTCAGGTTTCATTTCCTGGTATGACTTTAGAAAGTCAAGAAGATACAAATATTTATGGACCAGTCAGAAAAATTGTGACAGGTCAAACTTTTGCAGAAATAACAACAAGCGTTAGAGTATCTGCTGATTTTAAAGAAAGAAATTTCTTTGATGATTGGCAAAGAATAGCTGCAAACAGATCAGATTTTTCAGTAGGATATTATGACGATTATGTTGGAACTATGCAAATATTTCAATTAGATAATCAAGATAGAAGAAGACATGGTGTGGAATTAATTGAATGTTATCCTAGTACAGTTGGTGAACTACAAGCTGACTATGGTAATCTTAATTCTATTTACTTAATGCCTGTGACTTGGTCATATAGATATTGGAAAAATTTAACGGATGAGGCAGAATTGCCAAAACCACTTCTAGAAAGAATTGGTGATGTGTTCGTTAATACTGTTGAACGACAATTAAGAAGTCGTGTGCCAGCAGTGTTAAGAAAACTTTAATATTAATATATAAGGAGCGATAATTATGGCACTACCAAAACTGGCAACAGCAACCTATGAGTTAGAGTTGCCATCAACAGCAGAAACTATCAAATATCGTCCTTTCCTTGTCAAAGAACAAAAGGTTCTTATGATGGCAAGTGAAAGTAAAGATGATAAACAGACAGTTGAAGCAGTAAAAAGCATTATTAAAAGTTGTACTTTTGATAAGGTGGATGTTGATAACATCCCTATGTTTGATCTTGAATATATCTTTATCAAACTAAGAGCAAAATCGGTTGGGGAAACTGCAAAAATCACAGTCACTTGCCCCGATGATGAAAAAACAAAAGCGATGATTGAAATCAATTTAGATAAACTTGATATGACAGTCAAGGAAGATCATTCTAATATAATAAATATAACGGATGATGTTTCTTTAAATATGAAATATCCTAAGATTGATGATTTCAAAGGTTTTAATGAGAAACAAGAATCGTCAACATTTTTTGATTTAATTAAAAAGTGTGTTGACAGTGTGACTGAAGGTGAGACTACTCATAAAAGAGTAGATTTTACTAACAAAGAACTTGATGAATTTATTGATTCATTAAATGGTAATCAGTTAACAAAAGTTATGAAGTTTTTTGAAACTATGCCTAGACTTAGACATGTGGTTGAAGTTGAAAACCCTAAGACTAAGGTAAAGAGTGAGATTGTAATCGAGGGTCTTGCAAATTTTTTAGCATAGGCCTCTCACATGACTCGATAACGAATTATTATAAAACAAACTTTGCGATGCTACAACATCACAAATATTCGTTATCTGAACTAGAAGATATGTGGCCATGGGAGAGGGAAATTTATGTTAATCTTTTGTCAGAGTATATAAAAGAAGAGAACAAAAGAATAAAAGAACAAAACGAAAAAATGAAAAGGCAAAAATGAAAAAAATATTAACAATAATAGTAGCAGGGTTGTTATTAACAGCTTGCTCTAAAACAATTACACTTGGTAAAAAATGTGTACAAGTAGAAGATCAAGTATTATGGTCTTATGTTTGGATAACTGATAAACCTGTGGTAGTTGATAAATATTTCTGTAAATAAAAGGAAAGAAGATGACAAAAGAAACTACAAATATACCTCATCCAGCAGATACAAATGGTGATGGTAAAGTATCTAAAGTAGAACACGAAATGTACTTAGAGTTTAAAAGAAAAGAACTTGAAGATGCAGATGCTATGAGAGACGCACAAAGAACTATGGCATGGTATTCTTTATATGGTATGTTATTATATCCATTCTTAGTAATAATGGCAAATCTTTTGGGTTTCGAAAGTGCTGGAAAAATACTAGGTGACATGGCAGGTGTATATTTCATTGCTGTTGCAGGTATAGTAGCTGCATTCTTTGGCGCTCAGGCAATGACAAATAAGAAGAAGTAATGATTAAAAGACACAACAGACAAAGAAACACACCTTACTTTATGCCTATTAAAAAAGACATAACTAGATTTTATATGAAATTAAAAAGCAAGTTAAGTTTTTATGGTTGGCAAATAAGAAGTGGACAAAAGTAATGTTGTATCGTCTTTTAAGTTTTATTAATAGCGTGTCAAGTAAGGTGTCTGTATGGTCATGGCAAAAATTATGGCGTAATAGAGAAGATGGTATTGGATATAAATACTTTAGAGGGAAAAATAAATGACAGCTGCAGTAGAAAATTTAATCACAACTATTAGAAAAAAGAATGCTGAGGAAGAGGCAAAAGTCATCGAGCAGAGAAAACAAGAAGTCATCAATCAAGCAAAACAACAAAAAAGTCTAAACGATCAAGCAAAAAGATCGCAAGGTGCGATAGATAAATTTGTTAGTGATCTTAAAGGAACTAAGAAAAGTAAAGATGGTAATGTTATTGCATCTAGACTTAGTGGTATAGAAAAAGATCAATTAAAAACTCTAAACGATCAACTAGCTTCTGATAAACAAGCAATCGCTGGTATGGAACAATCAAATAGATTGCAAGAACTCAATAACAAAATTCAACGAGATCAAACAAAAGCAACCAGAGAAATGGTTAAGAGAACAAGAGGAATCAGTGAAGAAGAATTAAAGTCTGAAGAAGAGACAAGAGCAGAATTAAAATTACAAAAACAAGTATTAGAACAAATGCTTGTTAGTGATACTATGACGGCTGATCAGATAAGAGGGACTCGTGAGTATCAAGAAAAAGCATCAGATATAGCAAGACAAGAAAAAAGATTAGAAGATCGTGCTAATAGACAAGTGCGAATGCAAAACTTAAAACAAACATTGTCATTACAGGGTATTGGTAAAGGTCTAGACGGACTAAAAGGTTCTATTATGGGACTTGGTGGAAAGGCTTTAGATGCAACAAAAGGCGCAATGTCAGCTGCAGGTGGTGGACTAATGAATATGTTAAAAGTAGGTGGATTAGTTGCGGCTTTCTTTGGACTAAAAGCATTCTTAGATAGTAAACTATTTGTACAATTAACAGAATTTATGAAATCATTAGCACCACAGTTTGAGGCAATCTTTGGTGGATTTAAAAAACTATTTCAAGGCGACATCATAGGTGGACTGTTCAGTATCCTTAAAGGTCTTGCAGGTATTGCTGGAAAAATACTTGACTCAGTTGCCACAGGAATATTTAATTTAATTGCAAGATTTTTTGGATTTGAGGGAACTGACAGTATATTTGGTTCAATTAAGAATGCGTTTATGTCAGTCGTAAATGCAGTCAAAGAATATTTTTCATTCTCAGCAAGTGAGTTAGGAATATTTGGTAAGTTTATTGATATAGTATATTTCCCTTTAAATTTAGCAATTAACTTTTTAAAAGATATATTTAAATTTGGTGACCCAGATAAACCATTTAGACTATCACAGTTTATAGTTGATGTTATCACTAAAGTAAAAGATTTCTTTGTTAATTTATTTAATTTTGATGCAGCTGGATTGTTGCAAGGTGTAAAAGATAAAATAATGAATATTGGTAGAATGATGAAAGCATTAAGCTCAGGTGGTATCGCCGCAGTAAAAGCAATATTACCAGGTGGTGAAAGTCCTGGCGAAGCATTTAGAAGAGTATTTAATGAAGTTATGTCTGGAGGTACGATGAGTACATACCTTGAAGAAGAAGGTGGCGCTAGACAATTCAGAGCTGAGGACATGGATGAAGCTGCTTTGACAGGAGGCAATATTAATAAAGTAGATGAAGTTGCTTTGACAAACCCACCTATTGTTATTCAATCAAATCAAAACAATTCTGTCAATTCAAGTAATACACAGGTTAATCAAACAGCAATTAAATCACATGATGAGATAGCGAAAATGTTAACAAGCTCGCATAGTGGGGGTGTGTAATGAGAAAAAGTGTTGACGAGTTATTACTTGATCTAAATGAAGGTGTTTATGACCCAAACATATTTAAGGCAGTATTTTT